TAAATCGCTTCCTTCCAATTGCACACCGTTGTCGGTATCTAGGTCGTCTTCGTCTTCATCCCAGTAGTTGTTGCTCATAGCAACCCACCCTTCTATTCGTTGTAGTCGCAAGCCTCAGATTCTGGTCGGGGAACCAGCCTGGCTCTTGCTATCGGTCTAGTACGCTATGTGAGGCCGATGGATTCACATAGGATTCTATTTGTTTAAATCATACCTCTGGCTTGAGAGGCAAATGACCTGCTACCTGCTACTCCAGAACGTCTGGAAAATCTTGCTCCTTCACGTTCTGCTAAATCTGCAAGTCTTTGAAGTTCAATAGCGTTCTGGTCAAATGTTGCTGACACTGCTTGCTCTGTTGTGTAAGCCTGTGTTGGGGTTATACCAGTTTCAAATGATGTTAACCTTTGTGCCTCTGGTAATATTTGCGCTACTCTTCCAAATTGTGGACCTGCAGTTTGGAATGTCTGACCCTTAGAAACTAAGTCAGATGCTAGTGCTTCACTTACTTCAATTCCCTGCATACCACCCGCAGCAATTACTCCAGCCTTCTTGACCGTACGCTCTAATTGTTTTACACCCTCTGGGCCAGTTAATAATGCTGTAGCAAGTTGTGCTCTAGTTACTGTTGGCAATGTCTTTGCTATCTGTTGTTTAACTGGGGCTGGCGCATTGTCAATTAAATCAAATACATCAGTAATAATTTCAACGCTTTCATCTACTGATTTACCAGTAGCCATAACTGTATTTAAAAATGTTTCGTTTGCTAAGTCACCTAATGCTGAACGACGAAGGATGTCGCCTAATTTTTGTTGGGAGTTTATATACTCTGCAATAGTTGGAACATCAATAGCCTCACCCTTAAGGCGACGTTCCTGTAATTTAAATATACCACTGAATCTATTGGTAAATTCTGGTATGGCCTTTTCTTGTTGTGCTTGGTATAAAGCAAGATTGATTGAATCTTGTATTGATGCACCATCTTTATAAAATCCAGAAACTAATTTATATAACTCAGATACATAAGGCTTAGATGCTTCTTCTTTGCTACCCATAAGCAATGCAAGGGTATTAATAAAGAAATCTCTAGCAAGTACTGGTCCAGTTGTGCCAACTGGAGTATCGCCTACTTTTTTATCATCTTGTGTTGCTACTTTATTTGGAGTAAGCGCAAGGGTTACTGGGTCAACACTGAATCCCGCTGCTGATGCTTGGGTTTTTAATTTTTCTGTTTGAACATCTGCGCCAGCGAAAACTTTTTCAAATTGTGCCCTAATTTTAGGGTCCTTAATCTGAGATACGTTTGCTCTTGCCTCTTCATAGGTAGTGGCTCTAGTTGTATCAGCAGGTTGATTAGTAATGTTTCTTACAGCATCAACTGGGCTTGGTTGTGCGTTTAATGCTGCAAGTTGACGCTCTAATTCTTTTGCTAACTTATCTGCCTCTGTTGGTTTCCTAGCCATTATGATACTCCAAATCCAAGTGCTCTACCAAGTTCTGTTGCTGCATCAATTGCATTGTTAATTTCTGCTCTAGTCTTGTCTCTATTTGGGTGCTTAAGTGCAGCACGGGTTGCATCACCTACAGATACTGGTGGCACCTTACCAATGACGCCATCTGGTCTGATTAACTTATCAATAAATGGGTCATTTAAAGGAAGAGTATTAATATCAACTTCCCAAGTATCTGCAACTGCTCTTAGCACTGGATTAACTAAATCTCTTACGGTTGCACCAGGTGTAGTCTTAAGACGTTCTGCATATTGTGGATACTCTATAGCAGCCTTTGCTGCCAATTGAGTCTTGTAATCGTTTGTGGTAATCTTGCCACTAGCAATTTGCTTAGCAGCCTCCTGAATTTCTACCTCAGATACAGTGCTTAGGTTAAATTCTCTAGCAATACTACGAGCCTCAGTAAGCGCATTTAGGGCTTTGGCTCCAAGAGTAGCCTCATCTTTAAAGTTTACCTTTGACCAGATAAAATCTCTAGTAAAAGACTTTGGGTCAAAGAAAGATGGATACTTAGTGGTAATAATATTTTTGACGGTTGCAGTAATATCTTCAGTTTTACCAGAAGGAGTAGTTTCTTTAGCCTCACGAACAACAGTGTCCAATTGTTCGTTAGCATTTTTGTTATAGGCTGCAACAAATGCCGCTATATCTTCTTTACTAAATTGACCAGTAAACTGAACATCTTCAGCAATACTTTGCAGTAATTGTTTTGCTGCTGTTGGGGTAAGTTTAATGGCTTCCCTGGATATAGTTTTTCCACTATCACCTTTTGATAATTGTGAAAGTAGAGCCTCTAACCTTGCTTCTTGTTCTGGGGTCATTGGCTTCCGTCCTTCTTGGTGGCATCTTTCATAGTATCCTCTTCAAAGTAACGATTAATTAAAAGTTGCACTTTTGGGTGCCAAGTTTTTGAAATATCATCAATATAATCTATATAATTATTTTTTAATGTAGACTTGTTTGGACTACCATATGGCAATCCTTGATAAGCAGATACAACAGTATTTCTTATTTCCATAAAAGTAGATATATCTTCCCATACTTTTGTCTTGCCGTATTTTTCCATCCAGGCTTTATTGTTTACAATTTCATTTAAGCCATAAGCATAACGGAAAGATTTATCTCCACGCACCGCATCATTATACTCTGTCCACCAGTCTTCGCTTTGGCTTCTAATGTATTCTCTTGCATAGGTTCTTCTAGCCTCTAGTAAATCTGGATAAGAACGTAAAGATTTATTTTCTCTACGGTCAGCAGCAACTTCTTTAAGTTTATCTGTAACCTCGTTATATAAAGCCCAAGCACGATTTACCTGTCTTTTTTGTTCTTCTTGCTTAGGGTTTAATTTTAAGTTATTTAATAAACTACCATCTGGAAGTTTTGTTTCTGGGTCATTTAATATTCTGTATACAGATAGATTAAATTCTTCTTTATTCATATCTACATCAAGGCCAAGCAAGCCGACCAATTCTGGATTTTGACTAGCAAGTTTTTCGGCTAGGCCAGTTGAGTCCTCAAATATACGCTTGTAAGATTCATAGTTTGGCGCAATGTAAGACCTAGCACTTGAACCTTTAAAGGTGACTCTATCTAGCGGAAAGTTTGCACCCATCTTGGCAGTAAATTCAGCACCAGCAAGTTCACGGGCAGTCTTTTCGTTATTGGCAATCATTCTATACTTGTTAACCAATAAGTCATAAGCATCTTCATATATAGCCATTGGGTTGGTATCAACCTTTGCGGGTGCACCAAAAATAGATGCAAATGACCAACCCGCCCTGACTGCAAAGTTTTTTCTGGTATCACGATAAACGGTTTCAGCACCAGGGTATTTTGTAATGCCTAGTTCATCTAATGTTCTGTAATAGTTATGAACATCTTTCCAAGAGTTCAAGAAATCTTGATTACCTTCAGGTCCATTTAAATAGAACCAAGCATCTTTTGCCCAGCGTGGGACGAATGAAGATGTCCAATCGGTTTGTGGACCATATGGAAATAAAACATCATAGTTAGAGCCTAACCAGGACTTCATTAAGTCTTCCATATCTGGTTTACGCTTATAAATTTCTGATACCGCTATATTAGAAAATATAGATGGAGATGGATAGTTAAGTAAGAATCCAATAGAACGAGCATTTAATCTAATGCCCTTATCGCCAAAGAATCCCATTTCCTTGGTTCCTGGTACTACTAAGTGTGTAGCCTTCATTGGGTCATCAGTAGGATTGCCGTACTGGTCTACACCAAATGACCTAAATGCTGCTTGATAGTTATATAGGAATTGACCTACACGCTCTGGATTCTTTAATGTAAATCGTCCATAACGATAAAAAGCATTAAGGGAAGCAGTAGGAAAAGCAGTTGCTACACGAGCAGCATACAGTGCTCTATTCTGTCTACGAATTGTATAAAATGTTTTTTCATTGGCCTCTAGGGCGTCACGAGTTGCTGCTGCACGCAAAGAATTTATTCTGTCAAAGTCTGTGGTTCCATCTTTTTTTACAAAAGACATACCTTGTTCTGCTAACCGATTAGCACGTTTAGCCAAGGCGTCTGCAAAAAACATATCGGCAGTAGCAAAACGAATTGGATTTTCTGGTCTAGTTAAATAACTAAATACTTTTGAAGCCCCACGACTAATTGCGCCTTCAATTTTATTTAAGTTGCTGTATCCAAATTCAGATGCTGTGTGAACATTAAAATCTAAAGGATGAATCGGGCTAAGTCTATTTAATTGGTCACCTAAAATTTTAGCCAGTTCAGAAGAGTTAACCTCTTTAGATAAAGCAAGTGCTTGCGCTTCAACATTAGGTAAATATCTGTTTACTAAACCAATCCTATCACGCACTGTCTCTACTATAAAAGATGGAGTGACTTCTCCAAATTGCTGGAAATAAGTCTTACCCTCAGATGTAAGTCCCCAATCAATTAATTCTTTTTCAGTATTTCTAGCAAAAATTCTATCAATTAATTTATCTCCACGAAGTGAGCGATTAACAAAAAATGCTAATTCATCAAAATACAATGGGTCATTTACAAACGTAACGGTAGATGGGCCACGCCTTAAAATTAAATTGGAGTGAACGCCAAGTCCAACCTCACCAAGATAACCTGCGGACATTGTTCTTGAGTTAGAAAATTCTGGAGTAAAAGAAGAACCAAATTGATTTTTACTAAATAGTGAATCAAATGGAATCCATTGTCCAGCAATCATTCTATATTGTTTTGGTTTTCCATAACGACGCTCTTTATAAGCAGCATCTTTTAAATATACATCAGCCTGTGCTGTGCGTGCCTTACCAAGTTGACCGTAAATATCATCAATTTCTTTATATTGCCTAGCGATTTCTTTATTAGCAGCCAAAATTTCTTTAGAGTCTGGGGTAAGGGTATGTATAGAACCCTTAGCCTTAGTAATAGCAGATTTAGCATTAGCAATTTGAGCGCCGTACTTGGCAGTTCCTCCAGGTAAAGATTCTAAAAATTGCACTCTGCGTTCTAAAGAGGCAATGCTTGGAACTGTAGACATTTTAGCAAAAGGTCGAACTGCGTCACGTAATTCAAATTCAATATCGTCAACTAGTTTAGATGCAGCCTTTAGGTCAGCCAAAATTAAAGGTCGATTATCTTTAAGAGTTTTAGGAGATAATTTAATCCCGTATTTTTCTGGCTCTAAATACAATGCTGCGTGAGCGGTTAAATTGTCAAGTAAATTAACGGCTTCGTTTAATTGATTTGTTAAATCATTAACTGCCTTATCAACCGCTTCAAATTCTTTTTTATTTAAAACTTTATTTGCTGTACCTAAAACTCTTTGCTTGTTATTAAACAAGAAGTTTTTGCTCATAGTGGGAACGCCATCTATAACAGCCTTATTTCCAAATGCCATCATAGAACTAAGTGATGGTTCAAATAAAGAGTTTTTTGGAATATAGGTTAAGCGACCAAGTGCTCCTATAGTCCAATACTTAGTAAATGTTTCATAAAAAAATTTAATTGCATCGTTAGTTACGTCTAATGCTTTTTTAGATTTGCTTTTTTGTATAGCGGTATTAAGTTCTCTTTCAATTATACCCCAAGGAATCATACGTCGACTATCGATTAATTGACGCTGAGTTTGTGGGTTAACAAGAATGCGTTCGCCTTGGGCATCCATTCCGTAACCTTTTTGGGCTATAGAATTGGTTGCACCAAATATTTGATTTTTAATTTCTGTAGTAAAAGATTTTATTGCACCAGCGTCAGAAAAACCTTTTGTGTAACCAATGATTAAACCCATTTGGTCATCTAATTTATCAAGGATATTATTACGCTCTATATTTGTTTTTGCATTAACAAACTCGGATTTGATTTGAGTCCTATACTCACCAGCACTTATTGAATCCCTGGGTGTAATTTTTATTAAATTTGAACCATTGCGAAATAAATCAATATCATCAAACCAAGCATCAATTTCTTTTAGTCCATCAAGCGGGCGAGCACCTGAATAGGTAACAAATCCCAGAGGTTTTTCAGTGCCAACAAATCTAACAATTTTTGTAATAGGGCCATTTAGGGAACGACCAAGAATTCTTTCTTCAATTCCACCAAGTTTAGTAAAGTCTCTGGTTACGGAAGCGGTTTTTAAATCTTGAAATTTCTCACGAGTTTTAATAAATGCACCCTTGCCAATAACAGGCTCCATTGGTACATAGTCTCTTCCAAACATAGTTGGAGTACCAGTCTTAGAATCAAGTAGGGCATCTTTAATAAATTGATACTCTGGCACTCTAGCAATAGCATCATCAAATGCTGCATTTAAGCGAGTCCAAGCCTCATCTGAAAACTCTAATGGCTTGCCTTCTTCAATTCTTCTTGCACGAAATACAGAGTTCATATCTGCAATTTCATAAAGGTCTGCAGGAACATTTTTAGATAATCTATCTAATGCTGGCAGATATCCCTTGTCGGCAAGAATTAAATCTTTAACTGTATTTGGGTTTGTTGCTCTTTGGATAGGACCATAAAGATTAATGTTATTTGTATATTTGTTAAGTATTGTGGATACTTCTTCTATATCTGAAGTACTTGCTAACTTATTAATATCATTTCCAATTGTGGTTTGACGACCAGACGCTGCACTGCTTTGGGTATATAGAATGCCATCATCAATGTCTTTTTCAATCTTATTAAAGTTATTTGCTTTAGTTGTTAAACCAGCCTTGCGAGCACTTAAGTAGCCACTTTTAGCAGCGAGGCCAAATGCACCGCCAATCGCTAAATTAGATACTGTAAAATCTGTTATTCCAGTAAAATATTTACCAACCGTATTGTCAACAAATGCTCTTTGAATATCATCATCATTCCATAAATCAACCTGGTCTAAATCAATTCCACCCTTATCAAATACAAGATTAGTAATTTCTTTAATTGGATTTAGGTCTGATTTAGTTAATGCTTGTCCAAGGCTAACTTCTTCAGAGCGGTTATAAGCCTCTGTAATATCTGATAGTTGAAATCCTTTAGTAAATTCATCTGAATATAAAGGTGAATCAAGGTCTGTAAGTAATGCTGCGGAGGCAATTGGACGGGTTACGTATGGAGATATAACCTCATCGTGAAGTTTTACTCCAGCCTGTAATACTAAGTCATTGCTGGTTGCTTGATTTTTTACTGAATACTTTAAATTTTCTTTAACAATATTTTGCGCTTGTTTTTCTAATCCAAGAGCGGTTAATTGTTTACTGGTACCAATATCAACACCAGCAGAAATAGCAATGTTTGAAATAGCCTGAGAAGGTGAGGCTAGGTTACCAGTAAATGTACCTATGAAAGTTTCAGGAATCTTAGCAATTGCACCACCTACAGGTTTGGCGATATTGTCTAGGAAACTACTCCATAATGACATTATATCTCCTTAAATTCTTTTACGTTTAGGGGTGCTGCCTTGAGGCTGTTCTTGTGTGATTGCTTCTATAAAAGCATCTCTATCATCTACTGAATCCCAAGGGATTAATGATAGTTTAACTATTATTCCTAGATTTTGATAACCTAAAGAATTTGCAAACTTGTCTACATTGTCAAAAATACTACCAGGAATAAATGCACTCATTGCATCTCTTTGATAACAAAATTTAAAAATTGTTTATATGAGTCTGGTGCATCAGGGTCTTGCCCTGCAGCAAGTAAGGCTGGACCATATTTGTTTATGATTGCCTTATTCTCAATTAATCTTTCATCGCTACGAAGAGAGGCTGGTAATACGCTTTCTCCTGCGCCTCGACCAAAGTTTACGCCAGCGGATTGTGGTTCCATTGGTCGTTGAGTATCATCTAATAAAGTTCTAATAGCACTCATATCAAGTGCTGGTGTTCCTTCTGCTTTTGCCAATTTCGCTCCACCTTGCTGTGCCATAGTTTCTACTCCAGTAGAACCCAAACTTTTCATATCTGGTATATACATATTTGGTTGACCATCTTTAGAACCAGCACCACCTACTGCCGAAACGCCAAAATTATTTTGTGGAGAATTTGGTTGGTTGCCACCGCTGTTTTCGTTACCAGCCACGATTCCTCCTACTTAGTAAATTGTGTTTTAACAGTTGCGGTTCCACCGCACCACACGTTGTATTCAATTGCTATGCTGATTGCTTTCTTTGCTGCACCAGATGCTTTAGCGTGGGTTTTAGTTTCAGACTCCATCGCTGCTAATGCACCAAGGGCTAAGGTTCCACCAGAACCTATTGCGTACAAACCTTTGTCATCTCGCATATATCCATAGTCATCACTAACTTGATATAGCCTACCATTAAAACAAACTAATGCATCCCAACCTGAATCATCATCATTCTTTGTTTTAGGTGTTGGGTCGTATCCGCCATCTAATATAGTTTGCTTCATAGATGGTAATACTCTAATCATCATAAATCTATCTGGGTCTTGCGTTTTAATTACTTTAGGTGGTTGCCATAAGTTATTAAGGATATCTCCCACAATTGCATCACCTGCAACTGCAATTAGATACTCACCAATCTTAACTATCTTCTCACACCCTTTAGCCACGTATGGTCTATCTTGATATGAGGTTGTAGTATCTGCGCCTAGAACAGCCCAGCCTTTGCCTTGTATTCCAACTATTGCTGTCATTGTCCCCTACCTAGTTATCCTCTGGTTACGACTCGTGCCCCTGCTTTACCAGATGCGGTAAGGCTTGAAAGAATTGTTTGAATATCTGGTGCTTCTTCCTGTGGTGGAAGAGCGCCTCCTACTGGCGAGGCTTCGGGAGCAGGGGACGTTTGCTCAACCATCTGTGCCTGACCAGCAGGAGGAACCTGTGGTTGTGCAGGAGCAGGTGCTGGCGCAAATACCTCAGCAATTGCTTCCTCTATTGTCGTCCCTTTTTGTCTTAGTTTAATTACGTTTGCAATTTTCTTTACAATGTCACTTGGGTCTTGACCCTGTGCTGCCATACCAGGAATTGCCTGGCTGTATGCTTGAATTGAAGATAACAACGATTGACGCATATTTTCAATTTCAATCTTTTCTTGTTCTTGTCCAACGTTAACAGAGAATGGCATTTCACGCATAGCCATATCTTTGGAGATAAGTCCGCCACCCAATGCCTGTAGCATAAAGATTAATCCCTGGGCAGGATTTAAACCTGCAAGCATTCCATATCGAACATCGGCTGAGTAGTCGCCCTTGATGTCTCTTGATGGTTCGTAGGTAATCTCATATGGAGAGCCAGAATCTACGCCACGTATAGTTTTGGAGCCAGGGAATACTTTTTCGTCCACCTCAAAACAGATACTGATTACTTCACGAAGGGCTGATGCAAAGATTGCTTGTGCTGATTTAATCTGTGTATCAAATGCACCCATCAAAGCCTGTACGCCCTGACCAGTTACAATTGAAGCATCAATGTTTCCTGTACGAGATTCAGGATAACGTGAGCCTACACGAAGTTCTTGATTTAATATTGTTTGTTCTGTGAATGCACCTTGTGGAAGAGTAAGTTCTACACGACGTACACCTGCTGGATTGGCTGTGCGGATAATCGCATCGCCACCAAGTTGTAATTCATTTACATCGCTAGGAAGTACAATTGGAGACTGTACAGATTTCTCTGCTGCTTCCATTGCAAGCATAGCAAAACGATTGCGAAGCAATTGAATACCAAGAACATCATCAAACTGTCCACGAATATCATCATCAACATTTGGTCTCTTGGCAACCACAATCATTAATTTGTTGATTGGGTTTTTGGCTTTTGATAAAACTAAATTATCACGACGTGGTACGTAAATAACTGATTGGTCTTTATCGTAGTAACGTATAATCTCAATCAATCCATTTAGGTCTTGGTCATAACCCATAGGTCCAAGCAGTTGGCGCTCATACTCTGGGAACTGTGCGGTCAATTCACCTAATGTTAGAGAATATAACTTAGCAAATGCAATGCAGCGCCCATAGCGGTCAAATTCGGGATAAGCCATCCTAGAGTTTTCTATGCGGATGCGAGGCATTTGGTTTTCTTCGTCGAGTTCAATTACGAACGCAGCGAAACCATAAGTTATATATCTATCTGCTCCTGAGTACATTTGTACCGCAAGGTCAGAATGGTTAAAATAATTAGAAGCAATGCGAGTGCGCTTATCAGCAAAAGCACGGGCACGGTCAGAAACAGAATTCGCCGCAGAACAGTTGACTGCTGGCAGTGGTGCCATAACCTCGGAAAGGTCCCTAGCAACAATATCAATAAAATTTGCAACGACATTTACATCTACGCCCTCTGGGAAAAAGTCAGGATAAACGTCGGCAATCTTGCCTTGACGTACAGCAAGTACATCTCCAGCACGAGCATCACGCTCTGCAGCACGGAACTTGAGTGACTCAACTCGTGCAGCAATTTGTCTAATGTCTAAAGCCATTTATTTCCTAACTGTATGTTTCAGCCCATTGTTCTGCGAAGGCTTCATTTAAGTCGATTGAGTGTCTTTGTTGTCTTTGTGCTTTAGTCGCCCAACGATTATTAGCGAACTTGGAAGCGGTTGAAGTTTGTTGCATTAATTCTCTTACCCTGATAATAGCAAACCACAGAGCCATCACGGTATCTGTAGGGTTTCTAGTATCTGGCTTCCAAGTAATTAATTGTTGAACTAATGTCTTAAGACCTTCAGAGCCTTCGTTGGAAGGAAGTTCAATGATGTTGTTATCTTGAAACCGTGAGTCACGGGTATTACCAAACAGCATAGCCATAGAGGCCACACCGAAAGATGCGTCCCACTTATTCTTACCAGTAAAGTGTGAGTTGAGTTGGCAACCGTATTGGCCTAGCCAGTTTCTCAAATCATCATCTAAGGCGTAAGCCTTCTGGTGTGCGTTGATTTCAATTCTTATCTCTTGGGGTTTGTACTTGATAACCCACTCTTCGATAAGGTCTCTGATTCTTTGTGGAGTAGTGTCAGTCATATTGACACAATCCAAAATATAAATTTTTCCGTCAGAGCGATTGTAAGTAATTGCTACCGCTCCTGTGGCTCCTGCCATCGCTGGGTCGAGGCCAATAACTGTATATGCAGATTCAATATGCTTCGGATGTCCTGGTACTCCAGGCTTGAGAGGTCCTCGTTTTCGCATTCCATTGACGCTACCTGCGATACAGGTCGGCGAAAATATGGAGTTCTCGATAACATCTTCTTGTTGATATACCATCGCCCAAACCGAGGGCGTAACTTCTGAACGCCTTGTGAATAAGGCTGGTCCATCCCACTTTGCATATAATCCATCTTCGCCTGGTTCATCAATTTCAATTTCTGGTCTATCGGTTTTTGGCCAAAGCGTTTTCCATTTTTCTGGCTTCTCATCAAACTCTAAAACTGCAGGACAAGCAAAGTAGGTAAATGGAGATTTACCACCTGTCCATTGCGAGCCGTCCCTTAGCATTTTATATAAATCTATTGGGGCAACACGGGTTCCTACTATAAGCAGTTTTCCGTGTCGTCCCAAACGGGTGATGACTTCTTTTTGAAGCCATTCAATTTGCTTCTCCCATTCGTGGGCATTTGCATTCATCACCACATCGTCTAAGATGATTAAGTCAGCACGGGCTCCATAAATCTGGGAGCCAATACCTAAGGCTTGAACCGTAGGGTCCTTCTCGCCAGAGTCACGTCCTGTGCCTAGATAAATCATATCTGCTGACCATTGGGTAGCGTCAGACTTGTATCCACCATTAGGACCAAATGCGGTATGTAACTTGGTAAAGTTTGGGTGGGTCAACCTATCCTTGATTTGTCCCAAAAATTTTCGAGCCATACTCTGAGTTTTAGAAACTATGATAACTCGTGAGTTAGGATTGGTTACGATTTTCCAAGTTACATAATTTGAGGTTATGGTTGTGGACTTGGCGTGCTCAGGTGGCACATTGATTAGGATGCGCTTGTCTGAGGCTTTTTCGTAAATCATTGAGGGGTGAATCCAAGATGGGTCCTTGCCCTCTATCAACTCAATCCAGTTGCGTTGGTGAGGAAAAATCTGGCTATCTAAAAATTGATTACAGAATTCCTCGTAGGTGATGTCCTTGAGGTTGGCTAGGTCGGCCTTGAAGCCCTTACCCGCTAGGCGGGCCTTGTCAGATGCTTCCTTGAACTCTGGGTTCTGCATCGACCATTGGCGGAAGGTGACATCGTTTCGTCCCACCGCTGACATAGCGTTAGTAATTGTGGAGCCTTGCTCCAGTAGGGCTAGAACTTTCTTCTGAGCCTCGCCCTTTGGGATATTTTGTACCCCTGGTTTTCTGCCCATTAAGTTGCCCTCTGTGTCCCTTTTAAATCGGTATAATAACGGTCCCTAAAAACGGTAGACCTCTGCTATTAATTATATTATTATTATATATATTAGGAGTTGCCGTAGAGCAAACGGAGGCAACTCCGTTAAGATAATATATTATTATCTTTACATATATAGATAACCTGTTTTTTTCTTAAAACCGAACAGATAATCCTAATAATTTTTTATAATGTCCGAATTATACATATATTAGGGCGAATATAACAGAAAAATTTAGGGTAAGTATATATATATAATACTACGCAAATTAAATAACCCTAGGGTCAAATGCCAGTCCTGAAGGACTTGGGAAAGTCTAACCCTTTACTTGAGGTTTAGGGTTATCTTTTTTGTCTTAAGACTTATTAAAAGGAATTTACCAAGGGATAAAATAAATTTATTTGGATTGATTTAAGGTTGGACTATCCCCCCTTCCAATTCTGCGGGGTCATTAATTGTCGACAAATTGACATTATCTCTCAGATAATTCTCAGGTAGAATTCACCTGTTGTTCACCTGTAGAATTGGTCAATTGGTCAGTTATCCGATACTATCGGCTTATTAAGAGGGAAATTCCTTCTTAAGACAGGAGAAAAAGAAAATGAAAACAGCAACAAAAAAGGCAACAAAAGCAAAAACCGCTGGAGATATTTTCCAAGCACCAAAAACTGAAAACCTTTCAGTTATTGTAAAAGCACTTGAAGAGGCTCACTCTTTAATCCAAAAAGAAACAGGAGCACCAAGGGCGGTTATTTCAATTGGACGCTCTTCAAAAGTCCACGGCTCTTTCACGCCTTGGACACCTTGGAAAGCAGAGGGCGAAAATTTCCACGAAATCTTTATTTCTGCCTCCTCTTTCGATAGGGGAGCAGAGGCAATCCTTGGAACTCTTTTACACGAAACCGCCCACTCTTTGGATTTGAAAGCGGGAAGAAATGGCGTCAGCCAAGAGGGCTATCACAATAAAACTTTCAAGGCCACCGCAGAAAGTCTTGGCCTAGAAATTGAGCAGGCAAAAAGAATTGGCTGGTCAACAACAAAAGTCCCAACATCTTGCATCAAAAGATGGGAAGAGGCCTTTGGAATTATTGCAGAGGCTTTAAAGTTGGTGGCGGTCAATGACAGCGAAAAGCCAAAAGGCAGAAACAAAAACAACAAGGTGGCAATCTGCCAATGCGGAGAGAAAATCCGCTTAAGTCTTAAGACATACAATCTCACCCGCCCAGTTTGCCAAAACTGCGACAGTGAATTCAAACTAGAGGACGAGGAGGGAAACGGGGACGAATAGTCCCCCTGTCCTATTGACAACAGCCCGCCAAGGTGGAAAAATCTGAGGTGCAAATCCTCAGACGGGCGCAGGGTTAGGGAGAAATTCTCCCCGACTTAAGACAGAAAAGACAGGGGCAAAAAATGGCTACAAAATATAAGCACAGCGTCGAGATAGTTCACGAAGGGCACAGCGGAGTGATGGAGTTCAAATTCACAGCCGACGAGAACACCGACCCTTCAAAAATCTTTGACCAATTCGTTGGTGAGTTAAGTATCATAATCCACGACGTCGAGGAATTAGAGTTTGAGGATTGCGACGGGTGCTGTGATGAATTTGACGTGGAGGAATTAATTGAGGACGAAAACGCAGGGCTTAAGTTTTGCAAACTTTGCAGAGAGGAAAACAAATAACGTCTTAAGACATAAAGCCCCTCACCCTTAACCAGAGGGCGCAGGTTCACGACCTAGCGGGGCACGGGTTGGAGGGAAATTCCTTCCGACTTAAGACATAACGACAGGAGAAAAAATGCTGGTAAGAATAGCAACGACGAACGACGCAAGCGGAAACCCTCGACGGGGCTGGTTAAGATTAACCGCAGGCGGTCAGGTTATAGGCTGGACAGAAGAGGGCTACCTTGGACGTGGTGCAATCGAAGGCTACGACGACGGCGAGAGCCCTACAATTTACGTTAAGCCTTCAGAGTATAAGCGTTTCAAAAAATGGGGCGAAACAATTCAAGAGAACTTTACAAAGGAGGAGTTAAATGTCTAACGACTTAAGACATAAAAGCAAAACCTATTACCAAGTTAGAAAGGTGGTGCGCCTCGTATTTTGGGGCGCATTACTGGCGGGCGTCTATTATATAGCGACCCATTTAAATTGGGTTGGAGATGGATACTGCTGGGGAACAATGGAGAAGTGCTACTTAGGGGGTAAGTAATGGTTGACGACTTAAGACATAAAGATAAAGAAGTGCAATTAGTTGTTTGCGGTGATTGTCTTTATCCAATTAGTATTTGTAAGGGTTGTGCGTCTTAAGACGTGAGGCGAACAACACAAACAAGTTGGCTTGACACAATAGACAGTTGTGTTATAGTTCTACTAAGCAACAGACAGGAGAAAACAAATGGCACTATTGACAAATACAGGTGAAGGAAGATGGGAGACCCACGACGGGAAGTATTATTTGTATGGCGAATATACAGATAGAAACTCACGAGTGCGTTATTCAATCGGAAAACACACACCTCAAGGTGATGAGCATATACAAGATGTGCTAGGGCTACGACAAGCACGAGCATTCTTGCAGGACTTACTACTTAAGACAGGAGAAAACTAAATGGACACAAGTTCGACGCTAACCGTAAGCAAATCATTTACAGTTGGTGAATTATGGGAAGCGGTATGGGGTTGTGATGGTGCTGGTATGTATTACTGGTGCAGGAAACTACGCAAACCAAACTACCAAGGCATAGACCTATGGAAAAGAGTTGACGGCAAGATTACGCCAAACCCTCAGCCCGTAAGAGTTTATGACAGCATAGAAGAGAAGTCTTATGTGGTTGAGATTGACGACTTAAGACGTGGTTATGAGTTGGCAATCAAGGCAGGACAAACCCACTGCGGTGGTTATCCACTGGATACAGAGGATTATGACGCTTGCTTTGGGGATTTCATTGTGCAATATGCAATCTTCGGCAAGTTAATTTACGGTTAATTACTACTTAAGACAGGAGAAATATAATGGGAGCAAGAACAAACTTTCACTTCAAGCAAGGGGATAATTACTTAACTCTTTATTCCCACTGGGGTGGAGATAGTAAAATGCAAGACTTAGCCTATGCAATTTCTATGGCTGAGCCAAGATGGGAAGACGTTGGATACGCTACTAGAATTATGGTTAGCGTATTAATAGGCGATAGTTGGACAAGTGAAACTGGCTATGGACTACACGCTGACGCAATCGGTGGTGAAGAAAGTTATGAACACACCATCATTGACCTAGATAATAAAGTTGTGATAGTTGATGGGGAACCTAAACCTTTCAAGGACTTTATCTCTTATCACTCAAATACATTTCACGTTGGTGAGATGGTTAACTAACGACTTAAGACAGGAGAATAATATGGATACAATGCAAGACATAAAAATAACTGGAGTAAGGCACGAAGAAACTGCGTGGAAAAGATATATTTATTTTAAATATAAAAATGTAGAATACAGTGTCTTATTATTTTGGGACGAGTTTAATGGTTATGAACTATACTGGAAAAATGAAGACAGTGCTCTTATAAATTCTCGCAAAACCCCTGAGTGGGCGGTTGAGTGGAACGAAGATGGGCACGATTTTATGACACTGGAGCACTACTTAGATGAATTAACCTACGACAAACAGGAGGCAAAGTAAATGGGAGCAAGTCCTAAATGGAAAGTGTATGACGCAAGTAATCAATATGTAGCAAGCGTAAGGGATACAGAGGGCGCAAGTCTTTTGATGAGCCTATACGGAACTGGTGCAACAATTCGACTAGACCATAGAAGAATTGTGTGGACTGAAGGGGCAGATGGAAACGCCTCCGAAAGTTATGACGAAACAGCAATCAAAATCCAAGAACGATTGATGTCTTAAGACGGGAGAATAAAATGACAAGACAATATCACTTTGTTATTATGTTTGATGAAGAAACTAAACAATGGGACTTTGATATAGATAATGAAGAGGTGGCTTTTAATAACGGCACCATCTATAATAAAGAAACAGAAGAGTGGGAGTTTGGCTACGAGGGTGATGGAAAGTTTGTCGGTATGGAAGATAAACTTGCAACACAATTAAGCCAACAACTAGATAGATGGAACTTACTACTTAAGACAGGAGAGTAAATGTCATATGGCAGATGTTGGGTGTGTGGTTGTGTGATGAGTGGCGACAGCCAAACAACAGATGGTAAAGTAATGTGCGATAGATGTGGGTGGAATTCCCACAAGGACGGGAGTTATTAAAATGGATATGGAACAAGAACTAGAGGGCTTGGATATATTTCAAAGCCTTACACTATTAGCCGAACGGTTAGTAGAACTGACGGGAGAAAACAAATGACTAAGGAGATATGTCAATTCTGTGGGTGGGAAGTGCCTAGCCCTGATTGGTATAACTATTACAATCAATCCCCAATGTGTGATGATTGCAATATGGATATGATGGTTAGTAGACAGCGAGAACTGGAGAACAGTAAGTGAGCGACTACAAAGACTATGAGGTTAGGGTTAGTTATAATGGTGGTATCTATATCTCTGCTCTTAATGAGGAGGAGGCAATAGAGACAGCCAAAAATATTATGTTAGAGGAAACTAATCCTGATATGGCTAAGTATCTAACCTATGAGGTAGAACAAACCGTGCTAAAGCAGGTGCAAAATGCCTGAGCCACGCTACTTAATGGGAGATAATTACGCCTTAAGTGGAATAGAGTTAGACATAGTTAAATGTAAAGAGTGCAAGTGTGAGTATGATTATAGCGAGTATCATTCCTACACCTGCTCAGACTGCGAAGACAAAATGATTGCGAGGTTAAAGAAGTGAAACAATTTTCTGTGATTTACAATGTCAAAGGCACAAAGATTGTGGACATATATCTACCCGACGGTATCGAATTGCCTGAAGATTGGCAGAGCCTTACCGTTGAAGAGCAAGATGAATTCTTGTATGCTAACCAATCTCATTCTGTCTTAAGAACAGAAGACCTAGACTATGGCAAAGTCTTTGAGATATGGGAGAACAAAGATGTTTTAAGGTTGGTTAAATGAGCCTAGACATAGGCTTGTTGCCACCTGACTGGACTAAAGAAGCCTTGTGTGCTGAGGTTGACCCAGTAATTTTCTTTCCTGAAGCGGGTGAGAAAACTGCGGACGCAAAAAGAATATGCAGGGCTTGTGATGTTAAGACCCAATGCCTTGAATATTCCATAACCAACAACGAAAGGTTTGGTATATGGGGCGGATTAACAGAGTTCGACAGACGAAGGCTCAGAAGAAAAGCAAGTTAATAAGAAAACGGGTGGTGGCTACGGCCTTGTTAGTCATCACCCTAATCTTTTTCCCTATACAGAAACTAACAGCACCGCATAAATCCCCCACTCCTGAGCCTACAAAGGCTACAATGGAGCAGAAGAAAGCCAACAAAGCCTTGGCTAAAAAGATTGCTTGGGCTGGCTACGGGTGGAAAGATAAAGAGTGGGCTTGTCTTGACAAGATATTTTATAAGGAGGCAAAGTATGACCATCTTGCAAAGAACCAAGCAGGTTCAAGTGCATATGGAATTGGTCAACGTCTTAAGGAGAAAAGCAAAGACCCTATGACACAGTTGCTACATACTTATAAATATATTCAGCATAGGTATAAAACTCCCTGCTTTGCTTGGCGGTTTCATACTAAGAATAACTATTACTGATGTTCGACTTAAGAGGAGAACCAGCATTTGTATGTATCTGTGGGTCAAAGATGTGGAACCTAAAGGTAATGTGGGACACCGAGACTAGGCAGGTGGGAATGTATTTGTTAGACCAAGTATGTGATGAATGCGGAGCAATCGCCACTGCTCCAACCGAGATAGATGGGTGTGAATAATGTATAAAGAAGTTAAAGTATCTAAGTTATATTTATCTTTTGGTTTTTCTTTTAAAAGATTTGCCATTGGATTTAGTATAGATAAATACCATATGGAACTGGACTTAATGTTTATTTGGGTTGCGATAGAATACTAGGAGGCATAATGCCAACATATGAATACAGATGTAATAAATGTCAAGCAGTTTATGTCTTAAGTAGAAGTGTAGATGAACGAAGCCACGAAGTTAAATGTGTATGTGGTGATGTAGCAGAAAGAGTTTTTAACTCTGTCTCTGTTCAATTCAAGGGCACAGGTTTTTACAAAACGGACAACAAATGAAAGACTTAATTAGTTTCATCTTTAGTTTTGGGAAGTTGTCCCTCACTGTCACTATGATTTTCATTATGCTTTTCTAAATCAACATCATTGTAAGGTTTAAACCCACCAAGTCTGCGGATTAATCTGTTAAGTGCACGACGTTGCCTCATACGAGCAGTATCTTCTGAACCTAATTCAAGAGTATCAGCAATCAACTTATATTCTAATGACTCTGCGTGTCTTAAGAATAAAATCTTTCTATCTTCTTTAGATAGTTTCCAATAAGCATAATCAATCTCTATCATCATAGCCATAAGATTGCCACCCTCAGCAGGAGCAGAGGTTCCCCTGACGCCACCTAAATCTAATTTATGTCCAACATTTATCTCACCCCTTAAGACAGAAGGCAACAGAGCCTCGACCAAACCCGCCTCATAGTAGTATAAATCACTGGTTTCGTAGCCACTTGTGTTGGCCTTCCACTCCTGACAATAGTCTAAGGCGTGGTTGCGGAGAGAGCGATAGATTAAATTCTTTGCATCTTTTTCGCCAATCTTTTCCCATTCTTCCACTTTGTTCGGGTGTTCATAGAACCATTGGTACAAAGATTGTTTAATATCTTTTAGTTCAACCATTTGAAATTTCTTGTGATACTCAGAAGCAACAGCGTCTATCACATAATTCCATTCTTTAATTTTATTCCAATCCATCACGATAATTTTATGCCTAACTCTAATGGTAAAAAGGTAACTAACTTTGTTGTCTTTGATTTATCTTGAAACTCAGTAGTAGTCGGTAGCCACTTCTCAACCCATTCTAAATTTTGAACTACTGTCTTAAGCGGAAAAGACCAGACGCCAAGAGGCGTTGAGTTTATATACCAAGGTGTATAACCAAGAACGTCTGCGGTCAAGACTAGAAAATCAAACTTCTTTCTTTCCAACAACAGAGTATCGTAGTGAGTATTCCTAGACTTAAGTTCAATAAACATTTTATAGTGACCGCTTGTGCAATCAAAACCGTCATATTCTTTACTAGATTTTTCTAAGTCAGAGTAATGACCAGCCTTTAGCCAATCAAATAATTCCTGTTCTTTCATTCTTTGTTATCCCATTGTTGTCTTAAGACTAAGAGAGAAATGATGGAGTAGTTAGCCATATCTTTGAACGAGTCTTCAAGGGATTCGTGTTGTGGGTTTCTACTGTTGTCAACAAGGTTATTAATCCTTGCAAGTTTATCGTGCATACGTACTCGCAATCCATTGATAGGTCCACCAGGTGATTCGCTGATGTTCTTCGGACCGTAATCAAGGTGTTTGCTGAGGAGTAATTCTTTGAGTTCATTAAAGGTGTCCTCTACATCTTTCTTGAATTGTTTGTTAAGAGCAGGGGAATCTTCAAGGTTAATAGCAAGGTGCTTTGGTAAATCTCTTTCGAGTAAACTTGGAATCCTTGTTTTTCCAAGTGGGTTATAATCTGCCATATTTCTTCACTCTCCACTTTCATTGGTAGGTTTTTCCTCTTCTAATAATGTCTTAAGACTATCATCAAAATCTTTTAATGCTGACTTAACCACCATATCTTCTATCAATTCTTCGATAGGTTCATAACCATTTTCTGAAGCAAATAAAGTCACATAAGTAGATTGGGTAATTAACTTAATTTGGTCAGGGTTACCTGCATTGTTATAGATAAACCTAAGCATTGAGCCAAGTAACAACCTATATCCATTAGGTAATACCAAGTATGGGTCAAACTCTTCATCATCTTCTAATAAGTGGTCAACTAATTCAAAGGAACTTTCAAAGACCTGCCCACATTCGTTGCAAGTATTATGGGGTGGCTGGTCTTCTAAGTTCATTTATTATTAATCTTATTGTGAAAATACTCTGCACCTTCTTGTACGAACATTGAGTTAACGTCGTGACTATCAGGCAACTGAACAATAGTTACTGGTAGTTCACGTGCAAGGCTACGAGCAAACTCAGTTCCTGCTTGGTCTCCGTCTGCAAATACAAATACTCTTTCAAAGTCAGCAAGCAATCTTGTGTAGTGCTTCTTCCAACTATTAGCACCAGGAACGCCAATGCAAGGTATGCCTATACACATAGACATAGTGATGGTATCTAGTTCACCTTCGCATACTCCAATAAAGTTTGTTGCTTTTTCAATATCAAGTACATTGTACATTCTAGTTTCTGCACCAGTTAAACCCATATACTTAGGTTCAATAGCAGGATGAAGAGCCCGAAAACGCAAATCGACAACGCCAGTCTTGGTAATATACGGTATGGATAATCTTCCTTTGTATGCTTCGTGTCCAACTTCAGCCTCTTCTACTACGCCTAATTGAGCCAGCCGTGCTATTTCCATTGGAATTCCCCTGTTTTTTAGGTAGTCTTCCGCCCGATAAATGTTTGCCCCGTACTTTTCCGTTGCCTTCCCCAGTAATTCTTTCTGCAATGTGCTTTGCTTCACGTAGATTTACCCCTTCTTGTTTGCTAATGATTTGTAAACTGTTACCTTGCATTCCGCAGGCGAAACAGATGAATATATTATTGTTGAGATTAGCACTTCCTGACTGGTGAGTATCGGAGTGGAATGGGCACTTGAGATTAACTTGCCCGTAAGTTTGTCGTATATGTGCTCCGTAGTGTGTAAGTACTTCTCTGATACTTGGTAGGTCGTTATCATTTTTTATCACCATACCCTGCCTCTCTAAGCAGATTAACTGCATCTTCAAGTCTTAAGACTACAACCCAATCTTTAATTTTCTGTTCCCCCTGTCCGTTAAGTCTTAGGCAAACTAACCCAAGAATTCCATTCTTTGCACGTTCCTTTAATTGTGCAATAGCACTAGATGGATTAAACCCAGTTCGTGCTTTTACTTCCCAATCAACACCAATACAACCAGTTATGTCAGAACCACTGCGTCCCGCTCCCGTGCTTTCAGCATACGGAAATCCATTCTCCGCTAAGTACATAGCCAAAACTTTTTGACTACGATAACCTCTATGCTTACGGGATTGTGATGGCACTAGTATGCACTCTTGTCCTTCTTTAAAATTCTAATAGCCCAATCTAATCCTTGATTAAGACCATCACCCCACTCATCCGTAGGTTTAATCTTTGCTTGTTCAATCTTATTAATAAAGTTTTGTATTTCTGCATTAACTTCAAGCAATACAAGTTGTCGTATCTCTTGAGTCATATCATCTTCTTCTTGTATCATACTACTCCTTAAACTCAGTGACTGGCACTCGCCAACCATTAATATAGGAATCATACCATTCGTCCTTCATATACTGGGTAGGCGCAACGTATCCATATACCTCAACTTTTGAGTAGTAATCTGTATCTAATACCTTCGCCCCAAAAATTAATTTGTCTAAATCCTTTTCCCAAAAAGGAATAGATGTTTGTGTCCGCACTGACCTTACCTCAAACCTATCTCCAACATCGGGCAGGGATTGGCGTCTAGTATGTAAGCCATTCGGATACCAAGGAACATTCCAAGATGCGTTGTATTGCTTCGCTACTGCCCATTCGCAAACATTAGCCCGCACATTAGATAGCAACTCGTGTTCCAATTTTCCATCTGCTTTGCCTTGGGCATAGTTGGGTTTGTCAATCGAGCCAAACTTTGTAAGCCAACGTTCAGTAGCCAACATAGTGCACACACGCACTTCTTCCTGACTTAAGTCAACAATCATTATATGTTCTCTGGTATATCATCCATAAACATATACTCAGGATTAAAGGCTAACCACGTCAGTAAGTTAGCATTAGCGTCTGCTCTGCCGTATCTATTCTTGACAGGAGCAACAGCCATAGAAGTACCAACAACACCCAAGGTACAGATGAGGGCAGGTAGTTGTGCCACTTTTCCTTGAAGGGCGGAACGTGGTTGACAAGGGTCTCCTGACACAGCCTCACTTGTATGATGAAGAACAATAATTGCTGCGTTAGTAGCACGAGCAAGATACTTCAACTCTTTCATAATCGCTCTCATTGAAGCAAACTCTTCGCCACCGTCAGTGGCAATATCCATTAAGTTATCTACAAAGATAGCAACTGGAGGACATCCCCATAGTTCTTCAAAGGCTTGAACCTCTTCATCAATATCTTGTAGTGATGGACTAGATTCAAATGACCACACAATGTGTGAACCCTTAGCAAGTGTTGCCTTAGTCCATCCATAATCTGTATTCATTAAACCTTCTACATCAGTTTGATTCTTACCTGAAATCATTGAGGCTAATCGCATAGCCATAGTGTGAGCATTAGTATCTGCTGATATATATAGGCTAGGTACTTTCATCTTTAACGCTAAGGCTA